AAAATAACAAGGAGAATAATGAATTCATTTAAGAAAATTGCCCTAGGACTCGCTGCAGCCATGTCCTTTGGCGTCATGTCAGCACTTCCGACAAATGCTGCTGTCATTGCACCAACCTTGACAATTGATTCTGCTACAGATTCAATTATCGTAGGTGAGACTGCAACAGCAGTAGTTTCATTGTCATATATTTCAGAAACATCAGCAGATACAGCAACAGTTTTATCCGCTATGTTTACACAGCCATCTACGGCTAATAAGTCTGCAACACTCACACTGCTTGAAACAAATACAGCAACAGTAGTAATTGCAGGAGATAGTTTGACTGCAAATGTTAACTCAACAATTAACACAGCAGGTTATGTAACAGCAAAGTTTACAGTTACTTTGGCTGCTCCAACAGTTGCTGGAACATATGTTGCAACAATTCTTACAACACGCCCATCAAGTGGTCCCTCTGTAACTTGGACAGTAACAGTTGGTGCAGGAGATACAACTCCTTCAGCATCAACAACAACTTCAATCCTTAATAGAGGCGAAGTAATTACTGCTACAGCAGATGATTCAGTGTTTGCTCCAAAGGTAGCATCGTCAGATGCAGCAGCGGTAATTGTTCTTTCACAGAAAAATGCAGCAGGTAGAGGAACATCAGAATCACTTCTTGCTACAGTAACTGGTTCAGGTCTTGTTGGTTATGGCACAAATGCTACAACAATTGGATCAGCAGGTCGTTCTCTTGTAATACCATCAGGCAACTACATTGGTGTTTTTGCTGACGGTACAGCAGGAGTTGGAACAATCACTATTACAACACTTACAGGCACAGTTCTTGCAACAGAGACTGTAACATTCTACGGAGACATCGCTACAATCGTGGCAACTCCAGTTAAGTCTGTTATTTCAGTTGGTTCAAACGCAACCACTGTAAAGGCAGTTGCTAAGGATGCATCAGGCGTGACCGTTGGTGCTGGAACACTTTATGCTAATTCATCAGACTTGTCTGTAGTATCTGATTCAGGTACAGCAGTAGCAATTTCAAATGGTGAAGCACTATTTACAATTACTGGCGTTAAGGCTGGTGGTGCTGCAATTACAATTAGAAATGCAACAGGAACAATTATTTCTGCTCCAGTATCTACTCGTGTAGAAGCAGCAGCAGCAACTGTTAAGTTGACATTTGATAAGGAAACATATCTTCCAGGTGAAGCAGCAACTATCAAGGTACAAGTTCTTGATGCAGCAGGTCTTCCAGTATCTGGAAAGACACACTCAGCACTATTTGCTACAGGTGGAATTTCTTCTACTTATGCATTTGGTTCAGGTTCAGATGCTCTTACAGCAACATCAGTTACAACTGATACAGAAACAGTAAAGTCATACAAGGTATTTATGCCATTGACAGAAAACACTGTAACAATTTCTGCAACAGGTGGAACATCATTGCCACTTGCTGGTCAGGTAGCAGTATCTGCAACAGCAAAGGTATCAAATTCTTCATCTAGCACAAATGCTACTCTTGCAACATTGGTTGCACAGATTACCGCAATGCAGGGAATCTTTGATAGTCTTAAAGCAGAACTTGCTGCTGAAAAGGCTAAAGCAATTGCTGATCGTGCTGCTTTTGTAAAACAGTACAACACACTTGCTACAAAGTGGAACAAGAAGAATCCAAAGGCAAAGGTTGCACTTCTAAAGAAGTAAACTAATCCAACAACTAAGGGAGTCATTAATTTGGCTCCCTTTTTTGTTTGCATAAAATGGTATAATTACTTATATAATTACACATAGGAGACCACCACTCAATTGACAAATCTCAAACGAAGACTAATATTAGCCTTTGGGGTGGGATTATGCCTAACAATTTTTGGTGTTATGGCTCCTAACGAGGCTTATGCTAATGATAACCAAGAACAGGTAGTGGTTAGTCCTGCCCAGGAAGCAGTCAATACAGCCCTTGCAACGGCTACTACAGAGGTTCAACAGGCAATTGCAGCCACAGACACAGCCACCGCTACCATAGCAGTAGCAGTTGCTGAAAGGCTAGAGGCTCAAGCAGCGGTAGATACAGTAACAGCCACAGTAGTAGTAGCACAATCAAGCGTAGCCTTAGTAGACACAGCCACAGCCACAATTAGTGCTATAGACTTATCTGTTACACAAGTAGATCAAAGTTCGCAGGTAGTTCAAGATGCTAAAGATACTATTGTTACAGCCCAAACTTCTATAAATAACATTGACACATCAACAGCACAGGTTCAAATATCTGAGGCTATTGCAGCAAAAACTGAAGCAGTAACAGCACGAACAACTGCTCAAACAGAGTTAACTCAAGCAAACATTGCTATTGATAATGCCCAAACAGCAGTTAATAATCTTCAAGCAACTATTGGAACAACCACAAATGTTTTGGCTGGCGTAGATGATGCTGGAGTAAGAATGAATCTTCCTTTTGGAATGCAGATGGGTGGAATTTTATATAATGATGTTTATGTTGGATCAAATGCAACAATAACATTTGGTGTAGATCAAGGATGGGTCTACTACCAAACTCCAGATGCCCCCTCAGTATCTATTGCTGGATGGGACTGGACTACTTGGAGTACAGGAACAGGAATTACATATTCAACTACTGGAACAAGTTTAGATATTGCTTGGGACTTAAGACCATATCCTCAACAAGATGCCTCTACACAAATGGTACAAATTAGATTTAATGCTGATGTTAATCCAAACGATGGAGCATGGATAGCAAATGTAACCGCTGTAGGTCCAATACCAAATCAAGCAAGATTTAATTATAGAGAAACAACTAATGGAGCCATCACTCTTATTGAGGATACAAATGTAGGTTCAGGATTTGCTGGGCAGGTAAGTCAAGGTGCAGAATTTACCCCGTATGTAGATCCAAATACATCAACAGTACAGGCAGCAGTAGATGCAGCAAATGCAACTATTGTCCAATTAAATTCAAGCCTTACACCAGTAGTTGCTCAAAATACCACAAACACATCAGCAATAAATGCTATTGATACTACTTCATTAACTAATACATTAAATGCAGCGGTATCTACTAAAACAAATTTACAAACACAATTAAATACAAATGCTCAAGAACTAACTACAGCAATTAGCACTCACATTCCTACTCCTGCTCCAGTAATTTCAGAAACAGTTGTTCAGGGTACTACCGTTACTATAGCGCCAGAACTTCCAACTGGGTATGCAGCAAATACTTGGTTTTATCAAGTAGTAACTGAAGATCCAAATGCAGCAAACCCATATGAAGGTGGCACCTATAATACAGATGGCGCTCCAGAATCTATTGAGTTGACTGGTTTAACAGAAGGTGCTACATATTCTATTAGAGTTGCTAACTGGTCTGGACCTGTAAGTGAATACGCAGAAGTTATTGTTTCTATACCCGCACCAGAACCAGTTGTTGTTGCTCCATCACAACCAGTTTTTATTTCTGTGCCTGATATTCCTCAACAAACTGTACCAGACGAGACCATTCCAACTGAAGAGGATAATACAGTGATAGAAGATGTTCCTGTTGAAGAGATTCCTGTTGAGGAAATTCCAGTTGAAGAAGTTCCTGTTGAGGATGTTCCTGTTGAGGATATTCCTGTTGAAGAAGTGCCTTCCGAAGAGCCTGAATCTCCCGAAACGGATACACCTGAATCTGATGAGCCTTCATCCAACGATGAACTAGAAAATATTCTTGAAGAAAATCAGGATTTTTTTGAAGAAATAACACAAGATAATGATACCTTATCTGCAGAAGAAGTAAAAGATATCGTTAGTGATTTAGTTTCAGATAGTGGTTTAGATGCATCTGAAGTTGCAGAAGTTTTAGAAACAATTGCTGAAGGTGGAGAAATATCTAAAGAAGTTGCTGCAGAAGTTTCATCTACATTATCTGAGGGTGGATTAACCGAATCAGAGGCAGAATTTATTACAGAAATGTTATCTTCAGATGGAGAAATAACAACAGCAGAAGTTATTAATCTATCGGAAACATTGTCTGAAGATGGAAAATTTACTTTGGCAGAAAAAGATTTGGTTGCAGATGTATTGGTGACTTCAGCAGAAGGTGCACCAGTTGAAGCAGCAGCCATACAGGCAGCGGGACTTGAATATCGTGATCTTCCACCAACAATACCAGTAGAGGTAAGAGAAGACGCTAATGGTAATCCCGTAGTTATTGAGGCAGAGGTAGCATCAGCCCTATTAGTTTTAGAAAATCCAGCAGCATTGTTGGGTGCAGTTGCTACTTGTTTTAATCCAGATGAAGCAATTGAAGGTTTGACAGAAGAGCAAAAATGTGAGTTGGGTAAAGCCCTACTTAATATAGGTGCTGATATGTCTATACCAGAACGTGAAAAAGCAGAAGATATTGTGGTAGTAACAATTATTGCTGGTCAGGTAATTATTGCTACTGCACCTAGAAGAAGGAGATAAAAATGAAAAAGTTAAAAGAATGGGGTATGGCAATCCTCAATGAAAACTTTACATTTCTTGGCTTCTTTGTAGCATGGGTGGTTTTAGAGGGTAGCGCAAAGACGGTGGTAGGGTACGTAACCCTGGCATCAGTAGCCATATGGTTTGCAACCATTGGTATTCGTAAAGAAGACTAATAAGTTTGCTATAATAGGAGTATGTCAAAACTACGCATATTCCTATTATCAACTACTTTAGCCCTAGGACTAACATCCTGTGGCTATCAGGGTTTTTATAGATATCCATGCCAAAATCCAGAAAATTGGGAAAAGGCAGAATGTAATCCTCCAATTTGTGAGGCATCTGGAACATGCACAAAAGATATGATTAAAATAGATAGAGATTCAAACTTAAATACAACAGGGGGAACAACAAATGAGTAAACAAAAATTAACTCCACAAGATTTAGATGCAAGATTAAAATTTATTTTAGGTATTACATTAGGATCAATCCTATTTCTTACATCAGTAGGAATTCTGTATGGTCTTCTTTTTGTAAGTCAACCAATTGGTGCACAATCAGAAAATGATAAAATGTTTTTTAATGTACTTGGTTCAGTTGCAACATTTATTACAGGAACACTTGCAGGTTTATTAATTGGTCAATCTGGTGCAAAAGATGTAATGTCAGCACAATTAGCCAATAAAGAAATGGATGCTAAGAATACACAAGCAGATAAAAAACTAGAAGCAGAGATTGATGCAACTGCAGCACGTTTGGCAGCAAAACCAGATGGAGCAATGCCAGAAGCACAACCAGTTGATACAGATTGGGATAAAGAATAATGGCAGAACAAGGTACAGCAGAACGTTTAATTGAAGTTGCTACAGCAGAGGTAGGAACCATTGAAGGTCCTAAAGATAATGAAACTAAGTACGGGGCTTACACAAAGGCTAACTTTCAACCATGGTGCGGATCTTTTGTAAACTGGTGCGCTAATGAGGCTGGTGTAAAGGTTCCTAATACTGTTTATACTCCAGGTGGAGCACAAGCATTTAAAAAAGCGGGGTCATGGATTGATGGAGATTTAGCAGACCCAGAGCCAGGGGATATAGCCTATTTTGATTTCCCTTCAGATGGTGTTGATAGAATTTCTCATGTTGGAATTGTTGTAAAAGACAATGAAGATGGAACAGTCTGGTGCATTGAAGGAAATACTAGCCCAGATAAAAAAGGAAGCCAAAGAAATGGCGGACAGGTTTCAAAGAAACTTCGTGCATTTAAGAAAAATAAACAAGGCGAAATGATATCAATAGTAGGATTTGGTAGACCTAAATTTGGCTCTACCCCTGCGGGTACTGCTAAAAAGACTGCTAGTAAGCCTAAAACATGCTCAGCGTGTGGCCAAAGCATTAAATAAAGGTATTTGACTAAGTAAAAAGGGTTTGGTATACTTAAATAGTATATTCTAGGGGGATTTTTTATGACTGTTCTGGCCGTTGTTCGTGATTCAGCAACTAATAAAATCTATATGGCTGGTGAACGTGGTGCCTCAGATGATAACACTATACTTTCTTTGACCGCTCCAAAAGTTTGGAAACTTGGACCATATTTAATTGGATATGCTGGATCTTTGGATGGAGAACGTATTCGTTATAATTTTAATCCTTATGTACCAGATATAAAAGACACAGATAAATTTATGCAAACTAAATTTATTAAACAACTAAAAAATTTTTATAATGATTGGTGGGTTGATACTGGTAAAGAGGCTGATCTTGGTCTAATTGTTTGTATAAAAGGACAAATATATGAACACAATGCAGTTGATATGTCTTTATCTAAATATAATTTAGATTATTTAGCAATGGGTTCTGGGGCTGAATATGCTTATGGTTATTTGCATGCTACAGAAAAATCTAAAGATGCTCGTAAAAGAGTTGTAGGAGCAGTAAATGCTGCTATTAAATTTAGTCCAACCTGCATGGGTCCAGTTGACGTGGTAAGTATTTAAAGGTATACTTATAATATGAATCATTCATATAAGGAAGATTTATCTCCAGAAGAAACAGAGTTTGGTATCTGGCTTGAAAACGGTATTGAAAGAGGTTGGGTAACACCACCTTACTGCAATACCCATGATGGTGGATACGAATATATGGGAGAAGAAGAACAAGAAGAGTGGGAAGCAGGGGGCGACCCGTGTTGTCATGTCATCAGATTGATGATATCTTAAAAAATAAGGGGTAAAATGAAAATAAAAAGTAAAGTTATTGGTACAATTTTTGGAGTAATTGCTTCATCTTTTGTATTTATTTCAGTTCCAGTTGTAGCAAATGCAGGAGAATGTTCAGCATCAGATCCTTGTCAAACTTATGCAGTGTTAGATAACGCAAATAACGTTATTAATGTTATTGTTTGTCAACCATCAGTTTGCGGTAGTGGAACTTTTGCAGGTAATCGTGTTATTTTGCAAGTTGCTGCTAACCCACAAACAAATGATCCAAGTGGAACAAGTGGTCAAATGACAAGGCCAGATGAAAATAAAGTTGTTACATATTCAGATAATGGTATTTTTACTGTAAAAAAAGATGAAACTGTTGTTCAAACTATTGCAGTACCAGAAATTCAAACTCAAAATGTAAACAATACAACAACAATAACAATAACATCTATGCAGGCACAGTTTATTGATACTACTACTGGCTCTGTAAAAGTTGATGCAACTCAAACTATTAATTCTAATACAGTAGCATCTGGTTCTACTATAAATAATACAAATACTATCAAAGAAACTGTTGTTTTTGAAGAAAGAAAAACAGAGCAAGAAATATCATCTATACTTTTGCAAAGAAATCTTACTTTACTACAATCAAAAATTAATAGACTTTTACTACTTTTAGATGAGTGGATAAAAAAGTAATAAATTAATGTTGCGGATATTGCATAGTGGTAGTGCGTAACCTTGCCAAGGTTAATGTGCGGGTCCGATTCCCGCTATCCGCTCTATGCCCTCATCGTCTAGTGGTTAGGACATCACCCTTTCACGGTGGTAGCAGGGGTTCAATTCCCCTTGGGGGTACTGCCTCCTTAACTCAGGGGTAGAGTACCCGCCTTGTAAGCGGGTTGTCGTAGGTTCAAATCCTACAGGAGGCTCAACAAATGGTATAATAGAATTGTGCCTGCCAAAAGGGGGTACAAAAATGAAACTCGCTGAAAAGGAGAATATAATATGGTAAGTTCATTTACACTGGATCTTTTTAAGGATCCATTTTTTATTGGTTTCAACAGAGAGTTGGACCGCTTAAACGCAGTACACAATCTAGCAACTCGTCAGGCATATCCGCCATATGACATTTTTAAATTAGATGAAGACACATATAAGTTGTCTTTAGCAGTTGCTGGATTCTCTAAAGATGATATCAATGTGTCCGTAGATAATGGAACATTAATTGTCAAAGGAGAACTTGCGGAGGTATCAGATGCAGAAATTGTTCACAAAGGAATTGCTGGTCGTAAGTTTACCCGCACATTTGCTCTTGGTGAATATATGGAAGTAACTGGTGCTGAAATGAAAGATGGTATGTTACACATTGACATTGATCGCATTATTCCAGATGATAAGAAACCAAAAGTTATTAAAATAAAATAATAATAAAACCTGGGTATGTTGTAAAACTGCCCAAACTCTGATATACTAATTATGTATGAATGGAGAAACTAATATTGTGACAAATTTAATAAATCAAATTATAAAAAATAATGAAGATCAGATTTTTTTTACAAAAGATGAAGAAATAGTTATAAATAAATATACTGATTTTTATCATTTAAAAGTAAACGAAAAAATAAAAAATTTTAATTATTTAGATCCAGACTCTTTAATTTTTATGAATGATGGCTATGCAGAAATTGATGATGATGGCTATCCATTTGATGACATAGAAGTAAAAAATTTTATATTAAATACAAAATATAAAAATTTTAAATATCAAGTTGCTTTATATAAACAACTGCTAGACTTTGCAAAAATAAAAAATAATAATGATATAAAAGTTTTAGTTGATATTGGATGTGGTAAAGGCGGAGGAGTTTCATTTTATAAAAATTTTTATAATTTTGATTATTGCATAGGAATTGACTTAACTAGAGTTAACATAGATGTAGCAAAAAAACACGAAAAAAAGGTTAATTTTTTTATTGCTTCAGCAACAAATTTGCCAATAAATGACAACACTGTTGACGTCATAACTTCTGTTGAATCTATATTTTATTATGATCCAATGTCAAAGTTTGCACAAGAGGCATTCAGAGTTTTAAAAGATAATGGCAAACTTTTAATATCTGCAGATTTAACAGAAAAACAAGAAAAGATTATGGAAGATACTTTTTTAAATAATGGTCTTGTTTTATATGATAAAAAAAATATAACAAAAAATGTTAGGATGGGTTGTTGTATTTCAAAGTCTAGATTTATGGATATATCTTTTTCAGAATCAATAATAATGAGCAATGATGAAACAAAATATTTTGGAGAAAATAAAACTTTTAAACAATATAAAAATTTTATATTTATTAAGAAAGAAAACAACTATGCCAAGATATGATTACAAATGTTCTGTTTGTAGTGCACAAATTGAATTTGAAAAATTAATTGGCGATGAGCAATATCCAATATGTTGTAATGAATCCATGCAAAGAGTATGGAGTTCTCCAGGTATAATTTTTAATGGCCGTGGCTTTTATAGCACCGATAACAGAAAGTAGATGTATAATATGATTATGAATAGTGCAATTAAAGATCATCCAAGTGTTAAACCAAAAGAATGGCTTTTAAGTGCAAATGATCGCTGTGATTCATGTGCAGCACAAGCCCTTGTCAAAGTTACTGGCCTAACTGGAGACCTAATGTTTTGTGGTCATCACTACAACAAGATTATGGATAATAAAGAAGGCTACGCTAAAATGATGGCTTTTATGCTTACAATCATTGATGAGCGTGAAAAATTGGCTAAAGAAAATGGTTAGGGAGCAATATAATGTATGAGTATTTTGTAAAAGAAGTGAAGAACGTAGTTGATGGGGACACCATTGATGTAATTATTGATTTAGGGTTTGATATTTTGTTTTCATCTCGTGTCAGACTTGCTGGAATTGATACACCAGAATCACGCACAACAGACAAGGCCGAAAAGGCTCTTGGTATTGAGGCTAAAGAATATTTAAAGAAACAACTTAAGGATGCAAAGTCTGTAGTTATTCGTACAGAAAAAATGGATTCGTCTGAAAAGTATGGTCGTATTCTTGGCTGGGTTTATGTTAATGGTGATTCTGAATCATTAAATAATAAAATGATTAATGATGGATATGCTTGGGGCTACCTTGGCGAAACTAAGATTAAAGATTTTGAGGCACTTAAAAAGGCTAGAGCAAAGTCTGGCAAGTAATGAAACATATACTTTATTTTACAGCAGAGTGGTGCAATCCATGTAAGCGCACCAGACCCATTGCTGAAGAATTTAATAGAGACAATGTAATTAAAATTCAATTTATAGATGCTGATGACAATGGAGAACTTTGTAGGAAGTTTGAAATTAAAGCAATACCTACTTTTATATTAATTGAAGATGGTAAAGAAATCAGACGTATGAATGGTGCAAAAACCAAAGAACAAATAGAAAAGTTTATCAATGGATAAAGAAGAAGATAAAATAATTGAAAAACTTATTCTTGAAGGTGGCTTAGAAGTCGCTGGGATTGACTCTGAAGATGGATCATTGTTATATGCCTTTACTCCAAAAATTAAAGAATTGATGCCAGAATTATATGAAGACCATATAAATTCTGTAAACTCCGAAATACTTTCTTTATGGGAAAGAGGGTATGTGGACATAGACCTCTTATCTAAAGATCCAATAGTTACGCTAGCCTCAAAATCATTTGATGAAGCAGAAATATCTAAACTAAATAAACGTGAAAAATGGTCCATTGAAGAACTCAAGAGGTTGTCTGGTAAACATCCCAACAACTAAAATCTGATATAATCAATATAGAAACTTAGGAGGTTTGTTATGCCAGTAGGCGGAGGCGGAAAGCCAGCAGGTGGTTATCGTGCAGGTGCAAGAGGTAGTTATGGATGTGATGGATTCCCAACCGTAAGTGCTGATGGAACAGTTCACGGTTGTCATCCAACAAAGGCTCGTGCACAAGCACAGGCTCGTGCTATCTGGGCAAGTACTGCTCGTAAATCAATTACATCAGTAGAAAAATCAATGGTCACAGAGGGTGACTTTGTTATGTTTTCTGGAGAAGAAGAGATTCAAGTTGGACGTGTTGAGTATGTAATGACAAATCCAGGAATGCTTGGACTTGAAGGATCAGAGTATGCATTAGAATATGCTGAAGATGATAAGCCAATTATTGTAAGACTATATGAAGAAGAAGATGATGCTTGGGAAGAAACTGAAGAGGTTGTTTATCAAAGAATGTCTGAAGTTGTTAAGATTGAATCATTATCAGTAGCAGTTGATTTAGTTGTTGAAATGGGATCAAATGGTTCTGGAATTCCTGAATATGATAGCGAAATCGGTATGGCAATGTATGATGCACAAATGGGCAAAGCAGAAAAGCCAAACTATGGTGAAATGATTAAGCCACGCAGTAGCGGAAGTGAGCCATCAAATGCTAGATTATATGCACGTATTATTCAAGAAGCAAAAGATAAGTTTGATGTATATCCATCTGCAGTTGCTAATTCTTGGGTAGTTCAAGAATACAAGCGTCGTGGTGGAACATATAAATCAGAAAAAACAATAACTAAAACTATCTGGGATGATGGTTTATTAGATCCAAAGAATTTTATAAGATAATGCCAAAAAGAAAAGCAACTGCATTTAATCCAACGCAGATTAAGAATGGAAGAATTGTTCGTCTTAGAAAAGACGGAACAGTTAAAGCAGATCTTGGTCCATATCTAAATAAATCACAAAAGAAGGTTAATCATGGCTGATACATATATCCCAAATGCAGGAATGAAGGCTGCTGCAAGACGTGCTTTAAAATGGAAAGAAGATGGCAAGGCTACTGGAGCAGGCACACCTGTAGGCTGGGGTAGAGCAACAGATATAGTTGCTGGCAGAGCAATGTCTTTAAGTACTGTTAAACGCATGTTTTCTTTTTTCTCACGTCATGAAGTAGATAAAAAAGGAAAAGGTTTTTACGATGGTCCAGAATTTCCATCCAATGGTCGCATTATGTGGGATGCGTGGGGCGGAGATGCAGGTTTTGACTGGAGTCGTGCTATTGTTGAAAGAGAAAAGAAACAGGTAGAAAAGGTTTGGCAGGGAACTGCATTTGATTTAAGAAAGTAGGGGGGTATATGGATAATTTAGAAAAAAATGAATTAATTCAATTGATCACATTTTATAAACAAAAACTATCTGACACAGAATTAGAGTCATTAAAGTTACAACTTGAGATTAATAAACTTAACTCAATGATTTTAACTTTAAATAAACAACCAGAGAAAAAAACTAAATAAATGGAATATTTGTTAGTTATAGGCTTGACATTGATTGCTTCTTGGTCTATAATTAAAATATCAAACAAAAAACGAATGATGTTTTTAGGAAAACATAAGTATAGACAAAGTTATATTTATGAAATAACCAAAAACATTGTTCCAAAACAAGTGTTTGATAAACCTAAAGTTATAACACAATCTGAAAAACATATTCAAAAAAATATGCTAAAGGTAGTAATAACAGAAGGAAAAGCATATTGGATATTAAATAATGTTTTTTATACTGCTAATGCCATAAATGGCAGAGTAGATGAAGAAACAATAAAACCATTAGATATTGAAAATATGTCAACAAAAGAGTTAGATAAGATGTTGTCAATACTTGATGACTTAAAACAAGGGGTAGGTCCAAATGATAGTGGCAGTACAGGGAACCAAAGAGTTTAACGCATATAACGTATTCTTACGTGCTATGGGGGTTGCCCTTTCTGAAATGAAAGATCAGGATGATGAGTTTATTATTTATTCTGCTGGGCCATTAAAAATAAATAATTTTGTTTCAGAATTTTCTAATTTGTCAGAACGTGGCATGAAAGCAAGAGGCAAAAAAATTAAATTTTATAATGTGGCACCTGCTTGGCTAAATGATAATATGAATCAAGTTAACTACTTTGCTTTTTTAAGTAATCCAAAAGAACCAAAATCAAAATTGGTTTTAACCGCAGAAGCAAATAATATTGATGTTGGTCTTTTTAGATATTAGGAGAAAAAATGATTATTAAAAGTTTGAATACTATGGAAAAAATTGTAAACAAAAATGAGAATTTAATTTGGAGTGGCTGGGATGTTATTGATTTAAAAGAATCAGAAATAGCAAGAACTTCGCCATTAGGAATTAGAGTAAAAAATAAATGGTATTTACATAGAACTTACAGTCCTTCTCGTATTGGCTGGGATATACCAAATAAGTATAGGGATTAATCTTGAAACAGCACTTATGGAAAGATCAAGCCGTATGTTTAGGGATGGATACAGACTTATTTTTTGATAAATATGAAGATAATGTTAACGAAGTATCTAAAAAAATTGATGCGCTTTGTAAGCAGTGCCCAGTAAAAAAAATATGTTTTGCCAATGGTGTTTCTGGAAAAGAATGGGGTGTATGGGGTGGTATATACTTAGAGGGTGGAGAAATTTCAAGAGAGTTTAATAAGCATAAAACTAAAAAAGATTGGTCTGAAACATGGCAATCGTTAACAATGGAAGGGTAATAAAATGATTATACAAATTATAGGTTTACCAGGATCTGGTAAAACAACATTAGCAAAAGAGTTAGCAAAAAAAATTAATGCAATTCATCTTAATGCTGATGAAGTAAGATCTGACTTAAGCAAAGATTTAGGATTTACAACAGAAGATAGAATTGAGCAGGCTCGTCGTTTAGGAGCAATTTCTAGACTTCTTTCAAATCAAGGACATCATATTGTTGTAGATTTTGTTAATCCTACAAAAGAAACAAGAAATGCTTTTGGAAAACCAGATAGGCTGATTTGGATGAATACATTTGAAAAAAGTAAATATCCAGATACAGATAAAATGTTTCAATATCCAGAAACTTTTGATATGTGTTTTGATAAAACAATTCCAATGGAAGAAAGAATTAATATTATTACCGAAGGCTTTGGTCTTCATGACTGGAGTAAACCAACTACACTAATGCTTGGTCGTTATCAACCATGGCATGAAGGACATCATGCACTTTATAAAGAAGCACAAAATCGTACAGAGCAAGTAATGGTTGGTGTTAGAAATACACATGGAACAACAGAAAAAGATCCTCTTACCTTTGATGAGGTAAAAGAATATATATCAAAAGATTCATATATGGATAAAGCAATGGTAATTAAAATGCCTAACATTACCAACATTGTATATGGTCGTGATGTTGGATATAAGATTGAGCAAGTAGATTTGGGGGCAGACATTCATGCTATTTCGGCTACGCAAAAACGTAAAGAGATGGGTATCTAAGGTATGGAACTTTATAACTAAGCCAAACAATATTGAGTGGCCGTCATGAATGTAACCAAACAAAGATCAGCACTAAAAGCAATTACATGGCGTGTCATTGGAACAGCAGATACCTTTGTTATCTCTTGGGCCATAACCAAAGAGCCAGTAACAGCAGGTGCTATTGCAAGTTTTGAGGTATTTACAAAAACAATTCTTTATTACTTCCATGAGCGTGGTTGGAACTATATACAATGGGGTAGATATGAGTAAAAAAATAAAAATAATACCAGCATTAGAGTTAGATGAAAGTTTTGTGAATATTTCTCCAGCAAGTGATTTTATACCTGAATGGTATAGAAAATCTAATTTAACAATTGAAAATCAAAAAACTTCTTTGTTAAAACATAATCCAAGTGTAACAACATCAACTTACAAAAAATGTACTCCATTTTATGATGCACTTACTGCAGGATATATTATTTATTTGTCTGCAGATATAGAAGTAATTAATCAAAACGATTGTCCACATATTTTATGGAGAACTAAAAATACTATAATTACAACACATGATAATAATCAATGGGAAGGTTTACCAGTTCCAGACGGTTATTTTCCTTTTGTATATAAATGGCATAATGATTTAATTTTAAAATTACCAAAAAATTATTCTTTGTTATTTTTAAATCCTATAAATAGGTTTGATTTACCTTTTCAAACAATTACTGGTATAGTTGACTGCGATTTATATGATTTAGCAGTTCATTTTCCATTTTTTATTAAAAAAAATTTTTATGGCATTATAGAAAAAGGGACCCCAATTACACAAATAATTCCAGTTAAAAGAGACAGTTGGGATAGAGAAATTGATAAATATAATGAAATACAACATAGTGTAGCAGAAAGAAAATATTTTTCAAAAATAAAAAGATCTTATAAAAATAATTATTGGTTTAAAAAAGAATATAGATAATGTATACAGATTATATGCGTAAAATAGTTCACTCTATTTCTTCTCCAAAAGGTTTTGGGGTGCAAATTATTGACAATGACCACTTTCTTACGATAAAATTAGATGAAAAAAAGTTTTTATATATGGGGCATGATGATAAAATATCAGCACTTCAATATGTTATAAAACTTAAAAAAGCACTAGAAGATTGTGGAGCAGTTGTTCTAGTAACTAGGGAGGCAATTAAATGATAAAGCAATTGTTTAAAATTATTACCTGTATATTTAAAAATCATGAAATAGTCAGTGCTGGATCGTGCCCTTTTACTGAAAAATCTTATAATGCATGTACAAGATGTGGAGCAATGATAGCAATATGAAAAAGAAAACAAAGGTATTGGTATTAATAATATTATCTTTCTTAACTGCCATATCTCTTTGGGCAGCCTCTAATTTTAAAAAAATGTCTAACTTAGATATTTTTAATATAGAAGAAGATTAATGCAAACATTTTTACCATTTCAAAATTATGCAGAATCTGCAAAGTCCTTAGACAATAAACGTTTAAATAAGCAAATACTTGAAGCCTACCAAATACTTAAGGTGTTGTCTGGTCAGTCACCTTCGGGGGCATGGAGAAATCATCCTGCAGTATTAATGTGGAAAAATGCAGAGTACTCACTGAGAACTTATGCTAAAACCATGATTACAGAGGCTAAATCAAGGGGTATAAAGACAGACAAGAACGAGTCTAACATAGAAGCCCTAGAAACCCTTTGTGGCCCTATATGGGGCACTAATAAGCCCTTCTGGGCTAACTCTTCTGGTCCACATATAGATAGAATTAACATTACTCATAGGGCTAACCTATATCGCAAAGATCCAGATTTTTATGCTGAATTTTATATTGATACAAAAAATAAAAATAATAAACCTTGCTGTGATAAGTGTTTATATTATTGGGCAACCCATGCCATTAGAGATAGAGTACAATAGTTAGTATGGAAATGATGCTTGTAATATTTTTTGCTACTCTATCCCTTTCTTTTTCTATAGCGTATTGGGCTACTCTCAATAGACTAAACAAGTCTAATATTTTAATGGCCGAACTTTTTATAAAAAATGCAGCGCTTGAAGAATTAACATCTAAAATAAAAGATGATACTGGAATCTCAGATGATTCAATACATAAGGAAAATTTTATTAAATTTCTTTCTGATTCAAGAAATTGGGCTTTTGAGTATATTGAAACGTCACAAAAAACTATTAAAGAAGTATCAGAAGAACTTAAAAACAGGGGTCTCAATGATTACTCCGACAAACTTTTATCATTATTGCCACCAACTATGGAAGAAAAATAATATGAAAGATGTTTTACTATCAACACTAACAGGTTTTGGATGCGGTATCGTGTTTGCTGCATTCAAATTGCCAGTACCAGCACCACCAGTTTTTGCGGGAGTCGCAGGAATTATTGGTTTATGGATTGGTTTTACAACACTAACACGAATTATATCCTAGGAGGAATAATGAATAACTTACTAAATGATAAGACAAAGGCAATGCTAGCATCATATGGACGATCCGTTCTTGGTTCAGTAATTGCACTTTATATGGCTGGCGTAACAGATCCAAAAGATCTATGGGCTGCACTAGTTGCTGCTCTAGCACCCGTCGCATTGAGAGCGCTTAATCCTAATGATAAAGCGTTTGGCGTACTGCCAGATACTGGTGCTGTTTCAGATGCACTTAGCAAGATTGTACCTGCTAAGAAGGCTCCAGCAAAAAAGAAGGCTGCTGCTAAAAAGAAGTAGTTTATTTTGATAGAGGGGGCAAACCTAAAAACTTGCCCTCTTTATTTTTTATAATGGGGGAAACATGGACTTTGTATATATTTGCAAAGAAGGCGTTAACGAAGAACTAAAGTATTCTATTAGGTCTGTTGCTGAAAGTTTTCCAAACTCAAATATATGGGTTGTTGGTGGTAAGCCTGATTGGTACATAGGAAATTATATTGAGGTTCATCAGGTACATACTAAGTATAAAAATGCTGTAGAAAATTTAAAAATGATCTGTTCTTCACCACAAATATCTGATGAATTTGTTTTGATGAATGACGATTTTTATATTATTAAAAAAATAGATAGCATAAACACTTTTCATGGCGGGTATCTATTAAATAAAATAAACTTATATCAAAAATTAAATGGTAATTCTAACTATACTAGAAAACTTAATGCCACATATAAAAGATTAAAAGCCATTGGAATTGATGATCCATTAGACTATGAACTACACGTACCCATGGTTATGGAAAAACAAAAATTACAAGAGGTGTTAGATAAAAATGACCAGTTTTTATGGAGATCCATGTATGGAAATATATTTAAAGTTGGTGGATCAGAGATGCAAGATGTTAAGGTTTATACTAGAGGTCCTTTAGTTTTCAAGTCTTATAATTTAGATATAGATAATCACACATATTTATCTAGCGCAGATAGTTCTTTTGATATTATTTGGAATAACATACTTAAAATTCAGTTTAAACAAAAAACTAAATTTGAGAGATAAGTTCTAAATATTTTTCTTTTAAAATAACTGGAGAAAAATTTGAAATGCCAATATTATATGCTTGCTCTTTATAAGAAGTTTTATCTTTAATGTTAATATAGTTATCAATTGTTTTTGCTAAAGCCATTGGATCTGCTTCAAATAATTCAAGTCTAATTTTAGTTCTAATTGTTCCTATTGAATCGCTTTTTACTAACCACTCTGAAGGTAAAATAAAATTATTTGGGGATACATCTGTCATAAAAACTGGCAGGGCACTTAGCAAAGCCTCATTCATTGGCAAACATAATCCAGCGTATCGTCTTGGTAATACCATAGCATCAAACCCATCATACATATCTTCTCTATTGTCTGGATTTCCAATTTCAACCTTAAGCCTTGAATCTTTAATGTTTGTTTCTATTTCGCTTTGGCTTCTAATTACTAGTTCGTAATCTGCTTTAGAATGCTTAAGCATATCAATTACAGTTTCGGTACCATTTCTATCCTTGGCTGCCTTTTTACCAGCAATGTGTAATATTCTATTATGTGATTTAGATAAATTATTTTCTTTTACTTTACTAAATAATTCTTCATTTGTTGGTGGTGGAAGATGAATAACTTTTGTTTGACCACCAAACATTTTTTTTATGTGTTCAATTTGCCATACACTTGGAGATAAAAGTACTGTTGGTAATGGTTGGTTAGGATTTGCTAAATGGCCAAACAGTTCGTAGTTATACTGAAGGATAGTTTTTACATTTCTTTTATTTGCAAACCTTATAAGATTTTGATCATAAAATGTTTCACAACTTAATACAACGTCTACATCGTTTAAAAATATTTTAACCTGTTGAACAGATGGAAATCCATTGCTTCTAATACAACTATATTTTTCATACCATTCTGGATGTTGTTTATTTTTATTAAAAGGGGTAGAGTCAATTAAAAGAATCTTGTCAGGATTAAGCATACTAACTAATTCCCTAGTTTGATTACCAAGACCAGTGTTGTCTGATCTTGCTATGATTCCTAATCTCATTCTTTATATCCCCAAATTTCATCATCTACTGTAAATTTGCGGGTACCCTGGCGACCATCTAAATGATACGAACGCTTAATGCTACCTTCAGGGTGATATATCCAAAGTTTGTGCATCTCCCAACCTTCTTGATTAAACACTTCATACGGAGATATATCGTCTTGAATTGCTCCATGGAATGTATCTTCTATAAAAAATTTATCTTTACATCTTGGAAGCACAATATTTTTATAATATTTTTTTCTACTCAAATGTGGCCTTTGACTCCATTGTATAGTTTTCATAAACCCATCTTCTAAACCAAACATTAGATGTTCATGATCTTTCGGTATAAATGATTCAAAATGAAAACGAATAGTATTTGCTTTATTATACTCAAACATGTCCAAGCATTTATCCCAGTCTATTGCTACATCTGGAGTCAATGGGGCATCCCCTTCAATGTAAAGCAATAGCGGTGTTTTAATTTCATTAATTGTTTGACGCATCATGTTGGTTTGATGGCTATGCTCTTTAAATATAAAAGGCAATATGTTTTTATCCTCATGCAAGCATTTCCATAAAATACGATTTTTATATTCATCGTAATCTTTTTTACGGTTTTGCTGTTCTTCTCTAAGACCATCTATTTGCATAATAATTTCGTTGTCTGGGAAGTGCACACGAATATCACTAATTGTTTTCTCTATCATATTTGTACTTGGGTGATCTGGAATTACAGAAGTAGCCATGACAATTGTTATATCTCTTTTATGCATTTACTTGCCTCATTAACTCAATAAAAAGATCTCTTTTATATTTAATCCACCAACAAACAACTTGATGCATATCGGATGTGTAATCATTTAATAATTCAGGTAGCAATTCAGGAAACTGTTGCCAATTTTCAAAAGTTTTTATTGTGTGATTGCCATCAAATAAAAAATTAAAAAAGTCTGTATTTCGCATTCTTGGGTCTAACTTATCTCCTATGGGTAAGCAAAGCATTTCAATTGCTTCATAGAATCTAAATGAATCAACAACCATTGCTCCGCTTGGGCAAGGAACAATCTTTGATAAAAACATTTTGTCGTAATATGATTTTGGACTCAAGCCCTCTGCAAAACCATTAGTTGGATTATAAAAAGAATTTGGTATTTCAGGCATAACGGTTGCAAGTTCTTGCCTTCTTTGATGAGTTATCTGTCCTGAAAAAAATACATCATACGATTTATCTTGATACTCTGGTAAATTATTTGATAAATGTTGAGGAACACCTAATGCTAATTTATTATATTGTGAATGTTTTCTGTGCGGGTATTGAATCCAAATCTCAATATTACTATGCTCTATCTTATCAACTTTAAATGTAGCACTTTCATCTCCAGTAATAAATAAAACTACTCTGCCTATCTTATTTAACTCTTCAGATATTTGATCTTCAAAGTCTACATTTTGTGGTCCAGGAATGACAACAAAGGCTCTGTCCACACTGGGTAAAGTTGTTACCCTGTCTGGTTTAATGTTGTTTTTATTAAAAAATTGTTTTAATAAACCGTAATCCCACTTATCAGCAGCACAATCTTCTTGTTTAACTGAATAAAGATATGCGTTTATCATTTTGTAGCCCTGACAAACATCCATTGCGGATGCATATGATTTTCAAAAACTGAGTTACTAAATCCTGTGTTAGTCAATATCTTTTCAATTTCAAACTGTGATGTCTGATAAGAGTAAGGAGAGTTTTCTTCTCCAACAACAAACTGAAAAAATATACTTCCTCCATTTTTTAATTTATCATATGCAAGTTTTATATAATTAATTTTTTCTTGATGTTCAATGTGTTGAAAAACCAACATAGAATATACTAAATCAAGTTTGTCTGTAACTTCTTGATACTTTATATTATTTCTTTTAGGTGCAAGGCTTATCATTTCATCAGAGATATCTATTCCATAAAAATTACATTCGTTATGCTTGTCTGCCAAAGGAACTAACAATCTTCCTATTCCGCATCCAATTTCTAAAACATTATTCCAAGAGTTGTTGTTATTTTCTATAAGATTTAAAAATATTTCAGTAGATGCCCACTCATCTGCAACATACTTATACCTTACATCTGGATCTGCTGCAGCATTATCCCAAAATATTTTAGATTGGCTCATAATATAAGTGTACTTCATGTTGATAATCTAACAATGTTTCTTTATAGCCCAAACTCCATAACCAAAATCTTAAATCATATAAGTATTCATTCCATTGTTGCATCATAAATTCTGGGTGACCAGATAGCCAGATCTTAGGCTTAAACTCCTTTAAAACAGCCTCTGCGCCCTTTAAAACACGACCTTCGCTGCCCTCTACGTCTAAAGAAATTGCCGTAGGAGGCTCAATGTTATGTTCATAAACACAAGAATCTATTGTTATTTGACCATAACTGTCGCCTTCTAAATACAATTCTTTAAATCCATGGGCTGCTTCAATTTGACTATTAACTTCTGGTGGCCATTCATTATAGTATATGCGTGAAAGATTGTTTATCTTATCAGATGCAAATCCAGGAATACAGGCTAGTGGTTTGTTAAGGTTATTGCTTTCCCATATCAATGGATAATGTGACCAAACTTTTGGATTGGGTTCAAATATTACAGTCTCTGCTCCCCAAATTTGACATAAGGCAACCATCTCGCCTTCTTCTCCACCAACATAATAAATTACGTCATTGGTTCCAAGATTTTTATGCATTGATCGTAATCTGTTTTTTTCCCAACCTTTTTCTGTATACCATTCTGGTCTATCAGCACGATGTTTTGGCAATATCATTTCAAATTCATTATTTAATTTAGCATTAATCATTTCAGTCATTTTGTAACCAATTTATTAAAGATACCTTTGGAACCCATCCAGTTAAATCTTTAAACTTTTGATTAGATGCAAGAGTTTCTTGCACTTCACCAATTCTTGACGGTATAAACTTAACATCATTTGATATCATATTAGCAATATCAAGTATAGAATAGTTACTTCCATACCCAATGTTATATACCTCACCAAATCCATTTTTAACTTCAGATGCAATAATGTTTGCTTCTATTACGTCTGATACGTGAGTAAAATCTCTGCGCTGAGATCCATCTCCGACCACTGTTAATGGCTTTCCTTTGTGATACTGTTTTAAAAATAATCCTATTACTGGTGCATACTGACCCTTTAATGGCTGTCTATCTCCATACACATTAAAATATCTAAGAGATATTGTTTCTAGTCCGTAAAGATTGTAATAAACTCTTGCAAGGTTTTCACCAAAAACTTTGGCAGCAGAGTATGGTGTTAGTGGGTCAGAGGTTTGTATCTCTTGATTTGGAAGAACTGCTTTCTTGCCATAAGCAGAAGATGTACTTGAATAAACCAATCTTTTTACCTTGTTAACCCTACAAAGTTCAAGAATGTTTGCCGTTCCTACTGCGTTTGATTGAATAGATTTTTTAGGATTTAATATTGCTGGTTGTATTCTTGCATCAGATGCAACGTGAAACACACAATCAACACCACCAAAAAGTGGCGCAATTAAATCATAATCACAGATGTCATATTTATAGTTTTGTGCTTTATTATTCCAATAGAATTGCTCATGACATTCTGCAGACTCATCATCAATACAAGTAACATCGTGACCAAGACTGATTAACTTATCAACAAGGTTTGACCCAATAAAGCCAGCACCACCTGTAACTAAATATTTCATTTTATATTTAGGGTTTCTAGTATGCTTGCCCATCTATTAACGTATGTATGTTCTTTTTTAGTTCTTTCATGTCCATTAAGTCTAATTGTTTCTCTTGATACTCCGTCTAATAAATACTTATCTATTTTATTTTTTAGATCGGCAAGATTGCCATGCTCATAAAACACAATTTCATTTTCGTCTTTAAAGTATTCTTCAAGTCCTTTAATGCGAGGGTAGATAGTAAAACCACCACGACCAGTACTCTCAAACAACCTATCGCTAGTGTAGTAGGGATAGTTAAAGTTAATGTTTAAACTATCACCTATTGCTATCTTACTTCTTGCATAGATACGGTTTAACTCATGACCACGTACAGTTCCAGTGTCACCGTCTCCGCCAACATGTAAGAATCTTTTGCCATATGTGCTTTTCAAAAAGTCTATCAATTCTGGACGGTATTTATGTTCATGATGATAACCTTTACTACCAACAAAGATTATGTCATGCTCAAAGTTATATGGATCATATTCTTGGTGTATATAACATTCTTTATCATATACGCCAGCAGGTAAAAAGTGTCCCTTAACCTGTGTGTTTTCATTAAACCAATCGCACATTAACTTATCTGTAGCAAAGAAATGGCCTATGTTTGTGTAAAAGTCATCATTCTTTAAGTCTTTTTCACGCTCAATGCCAAACCATAAGTCTAAATGATAAGTCATAGTTGGTATTCCAGCAGCCTTTAATTCTTTCAATACATCAGTCATAGACCTAGATCCTGGAGTTTGCCATCTGTGTGTATGTACCCATACAAATAAATCAGACTTTAATGCTTTGTTTAATATTTCTGTGCTACCTGCTTTTTTTTCCTGCAGTTTTTCAACGGTATGCCCAAGAGATTCTAAAGATTTAGCATGATGATTCTCACTGCTGTAAGGCACCTCAAAGTTACCAAGAAAAACTATGTTTAACATTACAATCCCCCTAGATTAAATTCTTTTTAATTTCTTTAATTATTTGTTGTTTATGTTTCATCATTAAATAATAATCTTCTAATACTCTTGGTTTTAATTTTCTAAATGATTTTGCATTATCAACATCGTTCAAAAAATATTGTATTTGATTGTTTATCTTAAATTGTTTAAAAATAATTTTTTCTTTAGTATGAAACTTGATGTATTGAAGTATTTCATTTTCTTCAATTTTAAATTCATTATATTCATTTTTTAAATAAAATGCAAACTCTAATTGCCGAAACCATCTTCCAATATCAAAAGTCCCAGGAATTACAATACAACGATTAGTTATATTATTATTTTCTAAAAATGGAAAAATTCCTCCAGACATTAATAAAGATTTTTCTTCAGTAAAAAAAACAAACCTTTGTAAAAATGAAAATAACTTATCTTCTTTTGAACGAACCGTGACGTGATTATCAAAAAAATTTTGAGTATATTTATTTGTAGATACTTCTTTTGTTTTATCACTAAGATCTACTGTAAAATCATATTCGTAAAAAGATTTTATTGAAAAGATATTTTGCATGTAATTTTTTGTTGCTGGACACATAATTATATTATTATTTTGATTTTTTGAATTTTTTACAAAATTTTTATATATTGGTTCTGGAGCCTCAGCCCTTAGCCATTCATTTTCATTACAAGCCCAATAAATAGTTATAGACATTATATTTTTTCGTTTTCCCCTCTAGCAATTGCAGCAGAAGCCTCAAATGCTTTTTCTGTTCTACGAGATTTCAATAGTCCTTTTGATTTCCAAAGAGGAATAGTTGCCTCAATATCTTTAGCAATCTGTTCTCTTATTTCTTTAACGGTAAAAACAATAAAGTTCCAAACATCTTCTTTTTGTTTATCGTTAAGTTCGTCAGTCCAGTTAGTCATCTTCCTCCTCAAACTCTTTTAAAGCATTAATATTTTTAAAGCAATTATTACAATCCTTATTTATTAATCTACTCCCACAATATTCACAGAACATATGTATATCATATCAGATACGTAGGACTGGAAGGTAACGCTCCTTCTTCTCAGGATTAAAAGTCCTGAGCATCACTTTAATGCTTCAA